GATCAGGCTGGATCTTGACCGAATATGTCGTGAGCTCGCCGCCACTAATAGTACGCTCGATGACGTAACCCGTTATCAAGACGCCCATCGTAACCACAGAGACCGGTCTTCCGATAGTTAAATTGGTGAATCTTTCAGATGGGACTTCGTCGATATCCAGCACCACTGATTTGAGTGGATCGCACCGAATTTCTTCGGTCGTCTGGCCCCACTCGCGGTCTTTACCGCCGGCTAGGCCTGATTCGTATCGATACGGACCTTTCCAATCCGTGGTATCTTGCATATACGCTCTGTTTTCGTACCATGTACGAATTCGACCGCGTGACGCCATCTTCCAAAAGCCGTAATCTTTGGTCTGTTCAATATACCAGTGTGTCGGAGCAGACGGGAGCCGTCGTGTTAACCTAGACGTCACCGAATCCAATGCGCCTATATCGTAAATACTCTGATTTCCATTCAACGATTTAAAATCTAGCGAGACACTAACGTTATTAGAGTTATCCCATCTAGGCCTGATACTGGAAGAGAGATACAGCTGATTGTATAGAGCAGCCTCATACATGTAGTCGTATATACTCTTAGACGGATCGTAAGTCACAGTATAACTACTGGCACCCGAATCGGTATAGTTTTCCAGCCAATATACAAACCATCTATTCGGGTCTCTATTAATTTCGTTTAAAAATCCTTGCAAATACAATGTTGGTTGTATTGTCTCTATCCTCATTTGAGGGTGTAATGGCCCTGTGTGACGACGCTTAAGTGTCTCCCAAACGGAAATACATCGAATTTCGCTGACTCCGTTGGAATCATAGGTCATCTCTTCGATAACAAATGGCGTCTGAGTTGCAATAAAACAACACACTACTGTCCCTGGAGGATATGGGAACACACCTTTAGACCTAAAAGTTAGTGACGCCGTATACAATCCTTCTTTGATAAGCATATCAAACACTGGGAGGGAGGAAAACGTTCCAAATGATTTTCCAGCGAGTACCTGAACTGTATTAGGCATTTTTATAAACCTTTTCGGACCATAACGAATTCAAATTTTGCATACCCATTGCCAACGTCATCAAGTTTGATCTTTGGCGGTGTCTTTAGACTCCGCAACCAGGCTGACAGATCCCTAATATCGAAAGCCGGGTATGCTTGGTAAGATGCACACGCAGCTGCGTTTACATCATATCCGCCTTCGATACTAAATCGTCTCGTTCCGTCAATCAGACCATTCATGGTGAACACTCCAGGATTCGTATTGGAATTACCCTGGAGAGTTGCGCCAAACAGTTCGTTAATTGCATCATTAAAAATTCTGTATTTTTGATTTCCGATAGCAGGAAGCGACAATTTCAGTTGGCGGAGATCTACTGGGCCAATATTCGGGGCGAGTTCTTGAGTTGTCGAAATAAAATCGGACAATGCCTGATACCAATTCTGGTTCCCGAGACCCAAATACAATGTGAATGAGTAGCCATACATAATTGGCAACTTTGTTGAAATAGTGAATTCGATCGTAGCCGGCGATTCACTATAGTTGTATTTAAGTTCTCGAATAACGCAGGCTTGAAGAAATGGATTCGCTGGACTGTAAGAGATGGCCGGTTTAGTATACGTGGTTGTCTCGTTTTTTGTATATCTTACTACTGGGACAACCATATTCGGATCAGTAAGTTGAACTGTATAAATCCTAGGTGACGAAAGATAGTCTAGGTAATATCTCGCGGATCGCTCAGGAATTGGAACAGCGGGAGTCAGACGCATATTGATGTCAATCTGCTTTTCAGACATCGATGTAACGGTGTTTCCCGTAAAGTTGTAATCTCGATTTGAGCCGAAGGTGCCGTTCAAGATTTGCGCAACCCATCCCCGGTCTATCCGGTTTAGGTTAAAAGGTAACGTTAAACCGTTGCTTGTGTTTACAACGACCTTCGTGTAAGTCATGAGTAGTTACATCCTCTTCATTCGCTCGAGCTGACGCTCAGTTTGACGGTATAGATCGGCCAAATCAAGAGCCTTGGGTGATTCGTTGTACTGGTTGAAGACCATCGGCTTCTGGTTGTTGCGAAGTTCGTCGCGGAGTGCTCGGATCTCCTGAGCAGTTTGACTGCCATTTTGAACCGAAGTTCCGACAACTGTCGCGTTCAGGTCATTCATCGTGAGATCTTGCAGGCCATTGACCTCAGACAAGTCAACAGTCGGCTTGATCACCGGGTTCCAATCTGTGTCCAGGTTAGCCATGGTGTTGACCATGTCATCAGCAAGACCAGACATCGCATCAATAGCATCGCTCTGGTTGCGGTCGATACCCTGCACAATACCTGCGACGATGAACCCAGCCGCGGTCGCGAATACACGCGAAGGCGAGTGGATACCAAGAGTACTCTTAAAAGAGTTAAGCGCACTCGATGCTACGTTTCGCAGCTTATTGTAAAGGTTCGATGCTACCGAAGAAACACCATTGATGACGCCGTTGATGATGTTACGACCAATCGTACCCGCCTGAGGCGAGAACTGATTAGCCATGCCCATCAACCCGTTCTTAATGAAGTTGATGATCGACTTGATCAGCTTGTTGACCGCGGCTTGAAGCTCGGGTCCCTTCTGATCAATCGCATCACTGAATCCATTAATGAACGTGATGAGCGCATCCCAAGCGGCGTTCACGATGATGACTGCTTGGGAGGCCATGCCATTGATCATTGCAGCAATCAGGTTTGCGCCCGACGCGGCTAGATCCGGAATCTTGGCTGTGATTCCATCGAGCAAAGCCTGCAATAGTGTAAGTAGAGCTTCCACCATCAGCGGAACACAGGTCTTGACAGTATCGATCCACCCAGTCAGCAGGGCCTTATAGGCTTCTGCGAACTTTGGTTGATTCTCGACAATCGCCATGACCAACTGGAACAGAAGATCAATGACGGTTTTCAAGACGTCAGGCCAGACGTTTCGAATGGTTTGAAGAATACCTGTGATGAGCGTCGTCCAAATCTGGATCAATTCAGGCATCTTCTGCTTCATGATCTGATATATCTGGCTGATGAACTGCCTGATGGCAACTCCAGCCAAGATAATCAGTTCGTTCACAGCAGGGGTAAATGCCCGGACCACGGATGCGAGAGCGTTGCCCATTGCGGGAGCCGCATTCTCGATAGCCGTGAAGATTCCGATAAGAGCGGCCTGGATAGCCGGCGCTGCAGAAGCCAGAACAGCTGCTGCTGCCGCGATACCAGAAGCAATTGCGACAATACCCGCCCCGATTGCCGGTCCAGCCATCGCTGCAATAGCCAAGAAGGTCGTAAGAACAATGGCCAGAACAGTGAACGCAGTTACGATACCAATGACTACCGCTCCCAGCACACCAATAGCCACTGCCAAGGCAATCAGACCCGGGGCTGCACCAATAGCGAGATACCCCGCCGCGATGAGAACACCCAAGCCAATACCCAGAGCCCAAAGGCCATTGGATAGCTGATCCCAGCTCAATCCAGCACCTGTAGAAAGGGCTGTAAAGAACATCTGCAGGGCAAATGAGAGCATTGTAATCGCGGCGATACCAATGATAGCGCCCTGTGCCGCGAACGAGACCGCGACAATCGCTCCGACGACCAGAAGCAGCTTACCGATAGAACTGAGAATCTCTTTCCAGCCATGGTTCGCAATCAAAGCAATTGCTCCGACTGCTACGTTCATGGCGAGAGCTGTCAGAAGCAGTGCTCCGGCACCGACAATGGCTGTTGCTGGCATAAGGTTCGCGATCGCCACGAGAAGTAGCACTACCGCGGCCAAACCAACCAGTCCCTGGACCATCTTGACTGTGTCCATGAGTCCCATTGCCACCACAGCTGCCGTTAGCATTTGAATCGAGAACGCGAAGGCAACCAACATGAGCGAAATGGTTCCCATTTTGACGAGATCTTCGGCCGATTTGTTAAGCAGTTTAACAAAGCCAACCAGAATCCCCATAAGGACGCCAACCGCAATGATGCCTTGGGCAATCACCTTAATCGGTAGGAGTCCGAGCGCGATGATCGGGATGACAAGCATGTTAATGGCCATAGCCATAGCCATAATCGAACCGACGCCGGCCATAATCGAGCCCGAATCCTTGCTAAGCTGCTTAGCAGCGAACGACATCCCAAGTACCAGAACCATAATAGCGCCGATACCTTGAGCGACCGTACTGAGCTTCATGGACCCAAGGATCGCGACAGAGACAGACATCAGTAGGACTGCGATTGACAGAGTCATCATTGCTCCGATTACTGCTGCCATCTGAGTTTTGTTGATCTTCAGATCGGAGATCTGAGATAGCGCAACGACCAGAACCTTCGCGAGGACACCGATCGCGACCGCACCCTGAATTAGCTGAGGAGCCGGGATCATCGCAAGGACAAACAGCGACGCAGCCAGAATACCCACCGAAATTGCGATCTCTCGGAGAGCCTTGGCTTTAATCACCTCCTGCATAGACTTCAGAGCGCTCGTCAGGGAGTTGAAGACGCCACTGATGGAGTCTCCTATCTTGCCAAACTTGTCGAACATGCCGCTGAATGAATCAGTGACAGATGTGAATCCCGTCAAAAGATTCTGAAGGGTCTTGAAGCCCATACCCAAACCGCCACCGAGCAGAGCACCCGACAGAAGATCCGAAATGGACAGATCCTTAAGACTGGAGCCGAGACCAGACCAGAAAGTCTGAATCATCTTACCCGCCTCGTCGAACGCCTTTCCGATATTCTTCTTGAAGTCGCCGAACGCCTGCGACTCGGATGCAAATTTCTTGATCTGGTCAATACCCTTGGTAAGCCACGTGATCAAATTGGCGATTGCCTCAACGACGGATGAGCAGAACTCGACAATCCCGGTAGCAGCTGTGTAGATGAATCCACCAACTGCTCCTAGAGTATCGAATGCATCAGAAGCTGCCTTACCGAAGGTCGACAGCCCGTTAGCCGCATCGTCAGCTTCGTCTCCAAACCCTCCAAATATCTTTCCAGTAAGTTCGCCGAGCTTTCCGAACAGATCGATGATGCCGTTAATCAGTTGCCCGAAGGGGCCGAACGACTTCATCATAGTTTTGAAGCTGTCGCCGATGGAAGACAAGAAGGTGTTGTTGTCGAGGTGAGTTCCGATGTTCGAAAAGATGTCACCCAGCGCCTTACCAAACTCCTTGACCGCCTGCACCTGGGGCGCAAACGTCTTAGCGATGGTATCGCCGGCTCGACCGAAGGCCTTGCCGACAGCCGAAATCGAATCCTTCATTCGCTTGGTAGACTCAGCCCAGGATTCGGCCAGTCGTGGGGAAGCGTCATCCCAGAACTTCTTAAGACCCTTACCCGCGCTTTCGACAGCACCTCCGAGATGCTTACCGATAGTCTCGCTGATCGGGAGAATGGAATCCGAGAAACTCTTGACCTTCTCAGACCACTTAGGTCCGATCGTGTCAGCAAGCTTCGTCATTGTCTCGAGGAATGACGTACCGAATCCGCCAAAGATGTTCTTGATCTTCTCGAATGGACCGCTAGCTCCCGTCGCAAAAACGAAGATCGATCCGAAGACATTCGAGATGGCATCGCCGAACGGCTTGAAGACGTTGTGTGTGGCAGTCTTGATTGTATCGATGAACTCGCCGAGCGGCTTTAACACCGCCTCAATGACCACCTTGAGACCGTCAAAGATTGGGGTGATTGTGACGTCCGCAACAGCGTACATCCAGTCGGCAAGCTTCTGGAACTTGTCGACAATCCAATCGAGGACCTTGCCCAGGCTGCCGAGGATGTCAGTCCCGCCGAGCATCTGTCCGAACCAGTCACTGAAGACAGAGACGATGTCTCCGACCTTTGCAGCGATCAAGATCATTGGCTTGATGAAGATCCCGGCAAGGATCACGCCGATCTTGAATGCGGCGACACCGATCTGAACGATCGCCGAGGCGAACGCGATGAGAACCTCAAGAACTGGCGAGATCAATTGTCCTGCCATTTTGAAGACTTTGCCAAGGTTATTGGCGAAGTCATCAGACATCATCAGCCACTGCGAGATCGAGTGACGGAAGTAGTAGCTGAAATCGTAGAGAGCCTTGCCCGCGTCACCCTGGAACGCGCTGAAGAAGCCTTCACCGATCGCCTTAAGTGGCTTGGCGATAGCTGTCCACAGTTCCCCAAGGCCATACCACCATTCTTCCCAGCCTCCGAGCTGATCCCATCGATCTAGAATGCCCTGAATGGCATCGAAGAAGTTATTGATACCATCATTGACGACGTTGGACACAGCAGTCCACATCGTACGGGCGCGCTCGAAGTCTCCGAAGATAGTCCTGAAAATAGAGGCCCATCCTGAACCCAGTGCTTCGGCTGTTGTGTCGATTAGCTGCGAGAAAGTCTTGACCTTCGTCGCGGCATCGTTAGCTGTCTCCGCCAGCTTCATGATTTCGTCAGCCTGCTGTTCCGTGTAACCGGCGCTAAGCAGCTGTTCGCGAGACAGATCACCAGTGTACTGGGTCAATGTCTCGATCATGATCTCGGATGTTAGCCATCCGTCCTTGAGCGAGTTACGGAACGACCCGGCCTTGTCGATCATCTTGTCAACTTCGACACCGTATGTACGCGCAGTACGCTTCAGGGCTTCCTGGAACTGTTCGCCGCCCATTCCGGCGTTCACGATCGAGTTCCAGTCCTGAAGCTTCACGACACCTGTCGACAGTGCCTGCGACAACTGATACATCGCAGTGGCAGCCTGTTCGGACGTAGAGCCAGACATAGCTGCCACGTTCGACAGGCCTTTGATTGCGGCCACCGAGTCCTTCAGACCCACACCGGCACTAGTAAACATGCCGATGTTACGCGTCATCTCTGTGAATGAGTAGATCGTCTTGTCAGCGTATCGGTTTAGCTCGTCGAGGGCAGCGTTGATAGTGGCTGTGGTCTCACCTTTGCTGAATGTGTTCGCCTGAATAGTCTGAACAGCATTCAATTGATTTTCGTACTCTCGGAAACCATCCATGATGGGGCCGAAAGTGAACGAAGAGAGGACCGACCCACCCGCCATGAGAGCCTTGGATGCGATATTACCCATGGCCACCGACGCAGCGCCGGCGAGCATGGAGAAATTGGTCGAGGAGATCTTTGCAGCAGCTCCGACGTTTGCAGTGGCTGCTGCCGCAGTTGTGCTGTTATTGACGATAGAAGTATTGACGTTCTTAACTCCGTCGGCGATACCGCCCATACGCTTGGACGCGTCCTGGGCTGCCTTGCCAACGTTATCCAGACCGTCAGTGCTCTGCTTAAAATTCATTCCCGACTTGAGTCGGTCAACATTTCGCAGAACTCCGTCGACACGGGATGTGAATTTAGAGTCGTCGAGCTCGAGGGAGACGACCTTATTCTCAATAGACTTACCCACGAATACTCCTTTCGACCATTCTATCGATTTCGTCGAATATAGGCTTCATAGCAGGGTTAATATAGTCTTTACCCTGTACGTAACCGCCCTGGCGAGTTCCATGCCCGTATTGCAAGATAATCGCAATAGGGACCTTATTGTTAATGTTGGTGTTGTACCAAACAATCTTAACGCCTCGCTTGGTCTGCTTTACTTTATATGCCCATGAATTGGCAGTTTTACCGGTACCAACCGGTGTATTGGCCCGGAGGGCTGCCACACCGCGTTCGCCAGCTGTTGACAGAACGTCACGAAGCTTCTTGTTCTTGACTTGTGACAACCATTTTGACATATCAAACTGGCCATCGAACTTCATCTCGATCATGGCAGCCCTCCTTTCTATTAAGACCAGAGTATTCCGTTGTTCAGCTCGTACTGCAGACATTCCACAGTACGGTATCCTGCAACACCGTCGACCTCAAGGTCGTGTCCGCGAACCTTGAGATGCTGCTGGAGAGCTGCGATCGTATCTGGGCCAATGAGACCATCGACCTCGACACCCAGCTTCTCCTGAAGCGCCTCGATAACCTGAGAGCCCTCAGGATCCTCTTCGGTCTCCCAGCCAGTACCAGCTCGCGTGACATCATCCTCAACGTCCGGATCCTGACCGGAGATGATTCCGTCAGCCGGAGTGTTGAGAGAAGCCTGGAGTGCGTAAGTCGTCGCGCGACCCCACCAGGCGTCAGTCATGGAGTTCGTGCCCTCGGAAGAATCCTCAGACTCTTCGTCGGACCACTTCGGACGAAGGACACATGCGATTCCGTAGTACCGCTGGCGACGGTAGACGCCGTTACCAGCGCTCTGGGAACCGGCGTTCGAGGGGCTCGTGTTGCCCTCGATCGTCTGGAGCCAGCCCCCTCCAAGGTTCGCTTCGACGATGCCAACATGATCCGTGGCACCATCGGAATCCCAGTCGAAGAGAACAACGTCTCCTCGCTGCGCATCCTCGATGTCGACCTCGGTCATACGATTGCGAGTGACATCAGTGTTGTAGCTGAAGCCACCGATGGCGTCGATTTCGCCAGCCATGTCAAAGCACATGGAGATGAAACACATACACCACCAAACCGACTCGGACGGACCAGCCAGCCACGGCTGGTTCATCTTCTTGGCAAGCCAACGGCCTGCCTCACTGCCGGGTTCGGGGTCGTCGGGAGCATAGTAGCCGATGCGGTACGATGCATGACCGAGCACTTCATCAATCTTGCTCAAGATCGTGCTCCCTCAAAAATAGGTCGATCAGAATCCTCGTGCGGATCAGGCCCAGCAGGTCGCTGAGCATATGCAGGAATATCATTCATCCTCTACTCCCTGTTCTAGCCCTACGGGCTTGGTTCATAGCTGCACGCTGGGCTGCAGATGCCCGAGCGTCAGGCTTTTGGTTGTTCTGTTTGGCTGCGGCGAGACGTATCAGCGTAAGTAGTCGATTCAGGTTCCATTTATCACACTCAAACGGGATACCTAACTGAGTCATATACCAGTAAATCAGCTCACTGGTCATGACATCTCTGGGTCCTCCGTTCGAAGGCGGATTCCATAGAACTGTCGCCGTTGCGTTATCGGACAAATAGTCTGCTATTTTGACTTGGATCGACTGATCCAAGCGCTTAACAAAGTCGCGAGGGAGAGGGCGGTCCGACATACACTGGATGTAATACACCAACTCTTCACCCGTCTGCGGCGGGGTTTCTAGGAACGATCTCTTGTAGACCGATTCCCACTCAGCCACTGCGGACAGTGAATGCGTAAGAGTAACCGTGAATGGCTCCAGTGTAACAAACGTATTGCTACGCTCGTCGAACCGCTCCTCTCCCTCAAACTTCAGCTCTAACGAGATCACGCCAGAAGCGTACGAATCTCGTTAGGCATGACCAGCGTCGGAACCGCCGCGCCACCTGCACCCGCGGACACGCCATACAGCTTGTCCGTGAGCTTTTTGTATTTCTGGGTGTCGAGCTTCGAAGAATCGATGGTGACAACCGACACGGGCTGGAAACCGTCCAGCTGGACGGGAATAGTGGAGCACTCCCACGAGAACGAAATAGCCTCAGGGCTATCCGAAACCGTGTTGTAAGCACGCTCCGATGGTGCGGCCATAGCACCGTAGATGATGTGAAGGAGCTCCCCGTAGGAATCGCCCTTCGTATCGTTTCCGAGTCGCGTACAATAAGAGAACGCGAATCGCGTGCGAGGCTGCTGGCCAAGAGTCACACCCTTGACGAGCTGCGCTGTGCCATCACACAACGCAAACTCGTCGGGATATGTGTATGCCTCGATCGTGAACTTGAACGAGGGTGCCGACAGAAGCGTCAAGTACTTCAGATTGTCGGCATAAACATCGGAGGACTCGTCGCCCTCCGGGGTTTCGGTTACAGTTTTGAGGCCATTCCAGGCCACGCCCTGTACATAGCGGTTCTGGGCATTATCGAAGGGGAACAGAACACCCTTCGACACGCCGGTGTGGTAAATATGGGTACCTTCTTCGTCCCACTTGATTTGCGGCATGTGTATCTCCTTATAGGTATACGGAGAAGACGAAACAATTCATTCCGTCGCTAACGAACGTTTGGTCAAGAGACGAATACGGGATCTTGAGAATCTCATCGATCGCGTCCGGCTCTGGTTCTTTCGTGATCAGAGTAACTGAGTACTCCCGAGCGCCCTTGTATGGTACGTCCGAAGCATGATTGACTTTGATCTTCGAAAGGTGAAAAACAATTGCGGGGTATTCAATCTTCAGATTCTCTGGAGGTTGGAAGTAAACGCGATTGTGTTTAACGGCTTGCTGGAGTAGGTGAAGGAGGTCTTTATACGTGCGCATAGAGACCTCCTAGGTTGATAGTAAGCCTCGGATAGGCCACCCCAACGGATTGTACCTCCCATTTTGATCCTTTATAAACGACATACCTGAGCGTTTCCAAGTAAGTCTGGATCTTCGAGTCCAGCAGTATAGAAATCTCATTCGTGAGACGGAGGTTGGTGTTGACTGAAGATGTATTGTCGTTCCGAACATAGAGACTACGAATAGTCCCCTTCGCCGGAAGTTCGACAACGTTCTCAAGCCAGACACCTTCCTCCGTCTCCTGAGTCATCACAAAACCCAGCTTACCGCTGAATCGTGACATTGAATCAGGCCTTCTTGCGAGAAATCGTCAGTGCCGAATAGGGCGCAGTCAGAGAGCCAGACAGGCGCGTCTCGGCGAGGTACTTGTACTGGTTGAAGTCGAGATCAAACGTCTCGGCCATACCCAGTTCCGCACCAGCGTTCGAGCCGATAGTATAGTCGCGGAGATCCACGACAATGCCCAGAAGCTCGTGGGCTGCGCCCTTGAGCTCGTGCTCCAGTCCATCGAACTGGGGCACCGTCACAATCTTCGTGACACCGAGAGCACCTGCGAGCGCTGCTTCGGTCTCGTAAAGGCGGCGACCGTTCTTGTCCTTCAGGAGAAGCATACGAACAAGCCGCTTCTTCGAGATGAACAGGATCGGCGAGCCAGACCCTTCGAGGTCAGCCGATGCCATGACGATGTCGTCGACAAGCGTCTCGTCGGTTGTGGTGGACTCAAGCGACTTGTGAATCGCATAGAGGTCGTTCTCCTTGATGATGGGGCGAATTGCCTCATCATCAACTCGATCGGGATCTGTCATCTGTCGGCCATCCCCAATGAGGATAGCCCTGGCAATTTCCTCCGAGAGCTTACCCTTCATCTCGGACTTAAGCCAGGCAACAACATTGAAGTCAGTAATATCCACGATGTCATCGCGGTCCAGACGCTGCTTCTTGTAGATGGTCGTCGGGGACGTGGTTCGGGTCAGAAGCTTGATGACTTCGTCAGTCTTCTTCTGGGCCTTCTTGGCATAACCCTTTGCCCTCGCCTTATCATCGCGGATGTCCGCGAAGATAGACTTAATGCGCGCGAATGGGCTGTGCTTCGTACCGTTCATAACGACCGAAACCCAAGACTGGTCTCGGTCCAGGAACATCGGCTCGTCCGAGATGCTCTTGGCATCTGGGAAGAGATACCCAATGTTTTCGATGCCGTAATCGGCATGACGCAACTCTTCCAGAAGCGTCGAATTGTTTCGCTTAGCCGTCTCAACGAGATTGGCGAAATCTGCGTGGGACAGCACGTTTTCGGGTGCCTTATCACCTTCAAAGACGTTGTGCTTCATATCGTCTCCTTCATTGTTTTCTTCGTCGGTGTCTTCGGAGTCTTCAGACTCCCCATCAATAGCGGCTGCGATCAGGTAGTTGACCGCCTCCATCTGTTCGTCGGAGAGAGTCGAAAGGATCTCACCGATGGTCTTGTCTCCATCAGGAGACTTATCTTCGGAGTCTTCGGAGTCCTCGGACCCTTCGAAGTCTTCGTGAACTGCATCGTCGTCACCCATTTTGATGATCGCCGAATACCCATCGCCGTCGCCGTGAGCCATAGACACATTCTCGATGGTTGCCTTGGGGTTTGCACCCTTCAGAACCAGCGAGACTTCGACAATGTTGCCATGTCGAACAATATTACCATCCTGCTTCAAGTGATTGGCGAAAATGGACAGGGAGGTAACATCGCCGTGCTCGATCAGTTCGCGTGCGTGCTCAGCCTGAGCAGATCCATTGAAGAAGCCATAGGCGTAAACACCCTCCGGCTTCTTTTCAAGTTGGGCATGACCCAAAACGTTGGTCACGTTGTCGTGACCATGCTGCCAGACGAGGGGCACAATGGCCCCATCGTTTTGCTCAAACGCCTGGCGAGCGATGACACGCCCGTCCGAGCACTTGACATTGGCGACTGTCGCCCATCCATCGAAATCTGAAATTTCATCAGGTGCTGTCATTTTGACCTTCCTCGTTAGATCGTTGATCCGCATTCGCGGATGATGTATAGGGATTCGCCAACTGATCCGCCTTGGGATCCGTCGATTGCGGCAAACCAATGATGCTTCGAATTTCATTCGGCGTCATCACCTGGTTGGTGATGAATGTTTGCGCCATTGAGGCAATCGAGTCCAATGACGTTGCCGCAAACGGATCTCGGACATAGATGATCCGCTGTCCCTGAGATCTTGCAGTCTTGGTCAAGAAAACCATCGTCGCCGATTTTGTAATTGTGTCCAGAATCGGTTTGACGGTCCTATTGTAATAACTCAGATTGGTCTCGGCGTCAGCAGTACCGTTTACGACTGATTCAGTTAGTCCCAGAGCGTTGTATAGCTGCTCAGACAGATACTTCACCTGATCAAGAAGATTGTTCTCAACTGGTCGGTTGAGCTGTGTGATCTTCTCAGCTCCATCGACATACGCAACGCCAATTTCAGAATTTCTGAGCTGCTGTTCAATTGCTTCTCGACGAGTCTCGGCTTGCTGCTGTCGCAGTTCGCCTCGGACCGAGTATGGAAGCTGGA